TTATCGTTATTTTGTGTTACTAAATTTTCAATACTTGCTCCAGGGTCATTTAAATTTCTAGCTTGATTATAAGGATTTTGTGTTCCACTTCCACCAAACAAAGGATTGTTTAAAAAACTTAAAGGACCTGTTTTAGTTGCTTGAAAAGCTGCTTGTGTAGTAGGAGAGCCAAATGCTCCTATACCTGCAGAACCTAAAGTGTAACCACTGTAAGCTCCTGCCGCAGCACCTAATAATCTTTTTATCCCAGATGCCCCTGCATCTTTCGCACTTTTGTAACCTTTGTAACCACCTATAGCTGCTAATGCGTAGGGTAAAAATTGAATGGCCATTAATTAAATTCTCCTTTTAAGATCTTAAGTATTGAATAATACCATTTTACTCAGACAGTTTCAACTCGTCTCTAAAACACCCTTCGTATTGATGTTCTCCCACATGTATAATAGGATCATTGACATAAACGTGGCATTTACCACCAATGTCTTTCCATAGCTTACAGAATGAAAAATCTTCACCTAAATAAGTCTTAGTCTCTGGGTCGTGTATACAATCAAAAAAGTTCCATAGATTAGGTCTATCTACATACTCACCATTAATAACAGTCTTTTGAACTATGTTTTTATCTGGATACTTTTCTATCATCTTGTCAAACACTGATCGTTTAATTAACATACAACCTGTAGGGCTATGAGTGACTTCCATAACACCATTATCTAGTTTTATATTATCAGGATTCTCAACTTTCATAGGGTAAGTATTCAACCATCTGTGTATGTCTCCAGGGTTTTTTACTTCACCATTATTCCATTTTTTGTAAAGTTTATCCCACATCATAGTTTTAAGGGGGTAAGGAATTGATATTAATTCTTTATCTATATCTATCATTTTAATTATTGATTCTGCTCTAAAATATATATCTGAATCAACAAACAACATATGTGTGCAACTAGATTCTAAAAAAGCTGAAGTACAAAGGTTTCTCCCTTGAGTTACTAAAGAAGATTTTAATAAAGTGAATGTAATTCTAATTCCTTTTTTAATACAAAGTTGTTGTAGTTCTAGTAAAGCTTGTGTGTAATGCATAGTTACATCACTATGACAAGGCGTACAAATCATTAAACTGTATTTTGATTTACTTTCTTTCTTTGTTTCTTTTTGTCCGGTGTCCGGTTTCCACATTGGAAGAGTAGCTTTTTCGTATGGTGTGACCTCAACTTCTTTTAAAGTTTGGTAGGTGTCTTCATTTACTGTTTCTTTCATGCAAAGCTCCTTTCAAAAAGTTTGTCCATTCTATACCCTTTTTCTCCCAATTATAAAATCTTTTGTAAAACTTTTGTTGCTCCTCCAGATGGTCTTGCATAAAACCCTCATGTAGATAATCAGCTGCTATATTAATTGCACTTCCAGTATCTTGTGCCATTTGTTCATAGTTTGTAGAGTAATTAATGTATACAGGCCACTCTGCACAAGTTTCATACAAAGCTCCGAAATTATTAGTAATTACATGCACACCAGATGCTAAAGCTTCTAACGCTGATGCACAGGATGTTTCTTCAAATATAGATGGGTATACAAACATATCATAAGTAGGCATTACTTCTTTTATATATTCATGGGGTTTATAACCAATATAATTTACATTAGGTAATTTTTTAGCTTGTTCATATAGTGCTTCAAAATCCTTTTCAGTATTTTTTTCAAACTCAGATCCATAAACTTTACATGAACTATAAACATCTAATTTTATATTAGGGTTTTCAATTTCTTGCATAGCACGTAATAAAACATTCAAACCTCTCCAAGGTGTGCAATGATGTATTAATTTGATGGGATTTCCTCTTTTGTATTTTTTTCTTATTGGAAAATTGTCTATACCATTTTTTATTACTATAGATTTTTCAGTTGGTATATCAAAGGCATATCTAAATTTTTCATAATTCCAATGACTGTTAAAAACATACCAATCATATTCTTTGTGTCTTTCCTTATCTTTAAAAAATTTTTGTAAATTAGGTTGATCCCAAGAATTCTTTTGCCAAAGTATATTTAATTTATCTGGATCTAATGGAACTTTGCCTGGTATAGAAGTGCAAATTTGTACTTGATCTAACAGTTCTTTGGAAACATGCTTATGGAGCATCTCCATTTGGATTTCTGTTGCTCCTCGAGGTTGCATTATTTTTTTGTGGCAGCACCCATAGTAACTTTAGTAACTTTGATTTCAAGGTCTTGTCTAAAGTCATCCACAGTAGTATCAGTATTGGGATCAGCAACATCAGCATCAAACTCAGCTTTATCAGCATAGACTTTACCCGTCCTTTTATGTTTGACTATTTCTTTTGCTTCTGCAGGTATTTTTATTAAATCACTCATTTTTGTCTACGTCCTTGTCTATTGTATTTTTTATTATGTTGCAACTTCTTTTTTTTATTTAGGTTTTTTGAATGCCTTCTAGGTCTTTTCTTTGGTTTTTCCCTTGGTACAAAATGTGTAAATTTTTGTTTAGCCATTTTCCTGTGAACGATCTATAAGTGCGTAACTTATAACTCCTGTTATTTCATTAGCTGAACCTGCTTGCATTGATAAAACATCACTGGCTTCAAGATTCAAAGACCCTTTGACCATATTTGCAGTAGCCTTATTTAATTCTTCATAAGAAATTTTTACTGCAGACCCACCTGATTTTGTTACTATTACATGAGTATCAACATTACTAGCAGTATCGTGTACAGCTTGTACGCTTTTTACAATAATAGTTGCATCACTAGGACATGTTAATACAGGTGTAACATTAGTAGTTGTTAAATCAAATGTTTCGCTTTTGTATCTTATTGTCATTGCATAAAGTAATTAAACGAATCTTGTTCGTTTTTCAAGTCTTGTTGGTATGAAGTATTCAATTGGTTTTCAACAGTAGCTAAAGCTTGGTTAATCTGTCTAAAACCTTCAGTTGTGTATTCTTGTGGTGGTTCCGGTACATATACATTTATTTTAGCCATGTAATGCTACTCCTCTCTCTGAAGAATCAAACCCACCTCTAGGTGAAGTACTTGGTGCACTTTGGTTTGCTCCACCAGGTCTATCTCCTCTGCCTCTATCACCTACAGAAGAATTTTGATTATTTAATCTTTGTTGTATTTGTTGTATTTGATTTTTATTTTGAGCAGCTATTAATTGTTTCTGCATTCTTTTGTCTTGTAAATAACTAGAAATTACGTTTCGTTTACCTACTAGAGCAGATATACCAATTAAAGGATTTATTGAAGTTCCTAACATAGTTGATCCTAAAGATTCTAATCCAATTTTTTCACCAATTTTATTTAATGCAATATTTTTTATTACGTTTGTACCCATTGTTTTAAAATCTGGCAAAGTCATACCTTCATCTACTAAAGGAGCTATGCCTTGAGGTTGTAATTGTTCCACTATCTTCTACCATCTGGGTTTACATCAGCTCTGAAAGTTCCAAATCTCCAAGTTTCATCGACTGCTGTGTTTTGTATTTTTAAATTTGCCAATCTTCCTCTAGCTCTTGTATCTATTTTTTCTGTAGACGAGTTTATAGTAAAAGGACCTAATTGAGAAGAACTTCCAGCATCAATAGGAAAGTTTTTTAAGAATATTGTAACTATTGCGTTACCTTGTAGATTTTTAAAGTCTGGTAAAAACCTACTCACTCTTAGCATATTTTCTCCGTCTCCGTCTGTGGGTAAATCAAAATCTCCTGATTGAATGTATGCAGGTATAGCAGTCTCTGTACCATCTAAAGCTATTTCGTTAGTACCAACTTCCTGAGCAAAATATAAAGATGATCCGAAAGTATTTGTTGCTCCGCTTAAATTAGAAATTGTTGGAGTTGCAGTAGATGTGTATTCTGTTGCATAAGGCACATCATAGGTACTAGCATCTGCATAGGAACTTCTAGCTAAAGTCATTGTAGCCCAAGTATTTTCTACATAATTATAAACTACTGATCTATTGTTTTGTACTGCTGGACTACCTGAGGGGGTGCCTGCTGGGTAAAACCAAATTATTTCATTAAACAAAGAATTGTGTGAGCCATATATAATTTCATTAGATGAATAATTTATACCTACATTTGATCCGGTGGTCGTGAATACAAAATCTTCTACAAGTGATGGAAGTAATTTAACTGTACCATCAAATACAAAAAACCCTCCACCTGCTCCCATCCAAAATACTTTACCATCCGCATATACGGTTGCGTGTTGACCAATACATCCACAGTTAGAACCAACTTGTCGTATAGAAAAAGTAAAGGGCGGGCCCACAAACTGCATTGTATATGCTGCTTGGTCTGTTAAAATTAAGTTGTAATCTTTACCAGAAACTGCTGCAACGATTTTGTTTCCGGTGTCCAGTCTAAATGTACCTGCAGTATTTACAGAAGTTGGTTGATACACACTATAGTTTTCTTGATCACTAAATCTAATAAACATTGGATCTTGTGTAGTAGAATCTCCAATAGTTGTTTCAGTTCCAAAATGAACAACGTGTCTATCTCTATCTGATGTTATAGTTAATCTAGTTGCTGTTGGAGCACCAGACATAATTACTGCTCGTTGTTCTAATGGGTTTGATACACCAGGATTCCAAACAAATGTTTTACCATCTTTTACAGTAGCAATCAGTTGTTCCCCAAAATTATCAAGTGACCATGATCCAGGATCTAGAATTAAAGAAGAAGTAGTAGTTCCTGATCCCCAAGTTAACCTACTCCAAGTTCCTGTGCCCCAACCATAACCATAAGTTTGAATTGTTGGCCCTATTTCTTCATAAGGATTTATTGAAGCTCCACCTGCTGCGGACATTCCTGTACCTGTTTCAGTGGTAGTCATTTTAATAGTAAATGAATTCGTAGCTGTAGTTAATACTTCAAAAGTAAAACTAGTAAAATCTGTTGTGTTGTATCTTGTGACTGTTGCTTCTCTTACTGCTACACCACTTGAATGAGATGCTGCAGTTGTGCTGTTTGTACCTCTTGTGCATCCTGTTAAATCGTTCGAAGACTTTCCTGTATATGTAATTAGTTCATTACCAATTCTTACAGTGCCTGCCGAAGAAAAACCTGTGGAACTTGTAAGTGTAATAGTTGTAACAGAATCATTTATATCACCATTAAGCGTAGTAGCTTGTCCTGGTACAGTGACAGATGAAAAAGTAATATACTCTCCAACTTCAAGAACGTGACTTGTTTTATTTACGGTTACAATATCTGATCCATTTGTTGATGTAAAAGTTGCACCTGTTATGGCTGTAGCCAAAGGTGTTACATCATAAAATTTGTCTTCATAATAAATATATAAAGCTTTAGATGTACCAAGTGCAGCATATCTTCTACCTTCTAAATCTGTCCAAGTGTGTTGGGCTCTTGTTGGCCCTGCAATTGTTTGTTGACCTATAGCTGTATAACCACCTATTTTTTCTGGTTGTCCATATCTAAATCTTACAAAATCTCCATCAATCCATTGTCCTTCTGCTCCTGATGGGGTATCTGCTTTATTGAAACCTGGGGCTATTCTTACATTTGTTAAAGGCATATTAATTTACTCTCAAAAATCTATATTGAATTTCTCCATTACCACCTGCAGCTCCTAAACCGGTAACACTTTCAGTGCCGTATTGAGCACCTCCACCACCTCCACCTGATCCACGAGTTCCTGCAGTTCCACCAGTTGATCCACCTTGAGGTGATCCTGCACCTCCTGCAACATTACCTGAATAAGATGCACCACCAATAGATCCACCTATTTGACAGTTGTCTCCACTACAGTTTCCATTGTTACCACCAACAACTCCATTACCTGATTGATTAAATGTTCCAACCGGCCCTGATGTCAAAGTTGTTACTGCTTTAGTTGATCCATCACTATCTCTAAAATTTCCTGACGTAACAGCTGAGCCATTTATTGTAGCCGATCCAGCAGTTCCTGCAGTGTTTGTTCTTAAAGGTCCTTGTACTGCACCACCTGTACCACTTGCTCCACCTCCAGCACCTAAAGTAAATAAAGATCCAGTTGAAGATCCAGAAAGAGTTGTATTAGTTCCAGCTGAGGCTGTTTTAGGATGACCAAAATTAGATGTTTGATTTCCTGGTGCACCACCACCACCTATTCCATAAGAAATTGTTTCGCCTTCAGCAACAGTAAAGACTTTATCTGATACATAAGCTCCTGATCCTCCACCTGCTCCTGCAGATTCACCCCCTGCTTTATCGTAACTAACTCCACCTGCAGCTCCACCACCTCCACCAACAGAAGCCTGTATGTGAATTGCGTTAGCACCATCAGGCACTGTGAAAGTTCCTGATCCTGAACTTAATGTTTGAATTGAAGTTGCTTGAAAAGCTGCAAATACTAATTTCCAAACACCAGATACTTTTGCATATATTTCATCTGCTTCTTGCCAAGTACCCGATACTTTGCCATAAGCATTATCTATCTCTTGAAACGTTCCTGATACTTTGCCATAGGTATTAGCCATTTAAACTCCTATGAATATTTAAACCAAATGTCTCCATCACTACCTCCTGATGGGGAAGATGTACTTATTGTAAATTTTCTTTGTAGTTTTGCAGCAGTTATAGCATCGTTAGCAATTTTAGCCGTTGTCACATTTACGTTAGAAATGGCAGCGGTCAAAACAGCATTATCTGCTAGCTGTGCGCTTTGGATTGCATCGTCAGCAATTTTATCGTTGTTTACTGCATCATCAGCAATTGAAGCTGTTCCTATTGTACCACCTAATGTATCTAGTGATACTTCATTTAAGTTTGTACCATCAGCATATGCTGCATAAATTTTTGAAGAATCTAATGTAAATCCAGTTCCCGATGCAGTTTTAATCGTAAGGTTTGTTGGATTAGTAATTAATCTGCAATCAAATATATAAAATTTTTCTATTGAGTCTGGTATAGTTACTGTCGTTGCGCCAGCTAATGTAATTGTCGCAAACTTAATTACCATATTTCTAGCAGTAGAAATAGATGCATTACTCATTACTAGTGCTGTAGTTGAACCGCTTGATAAAGTTATAGATTCAAAACCTGCTATTGCTTGTTGAACAAGTTCTAGATTTGTGTTTGTTTTAGTTCCCCATGTACCCGAGTTTTCACCCGTAGCCATTAGTTCTAATTTAAGATCTGATGAAAATGTTGATGCCATAATTTTGTATTATACCCTTTTTAAGCTGCTATATCAACTTCTGTCCAAGTATTAGAAACCCCTTTATTTACTTCAGTCCATGTGTTGGTCACATCTGGATCTACGTTAGACCAAGCAGTAATTAGTGGACCATTTATAGATCCAGTTAATTGAATACCTGTGACTGCAACCTCTACTCCAGGAACAGCTACTGCTGTACCAATAGAAGAGGTCAACTGAGAACCTGTAACATCTACAGGAGTATTTATATCTATGGTTTCTTCTCCTAAAGCAGCTGTTATTAGACTTCCAGTTACACTAACATTTGCATCTGCGGTAGTTGTTGCAGAACCTATTGACGTTTGTAATTGACTTCCTGTAACATCAACATCTTTACTTATTGCAATAGAAACTGAATTAACTGAGAATGTAGCTTGACTTCCTGTAATACTTATATTTGCGTCACCTGTTACATCAACACTATTTGTTGACATAACCATGTCATGTTCAGTAACAATAACACTGACATTACCGTCAGCACTTACAGAATAAGTACCAAGTGATAAACCTAATTGTGAACCCGTAACTGGTACGTTTGCATTTCCTACAAGAGCTTCTTCTCCCATTGACATAGTCAATTGAGATCCAGTTACTGCAGCACTTGCTCCAGCTTGAGTAGAAGCACTTCCAATAGAACCTGTTAACTGAGAACCTGTTACACTTACATTAGTGTTTATATCAATATTAGAATTTCCTAAAGACCCTGTTAATTGTAAACCTGTGACGGCTACATTTGCATTTGCAGTTACAGTTGTAGCACCGATAGAACCTGTTAACTGTGAACCTGTAACGGCTACGTTGACACTAGTTCCTCCTAAAGAAGATATCGGGGACTGTGATAAAGCTGTAATACCTAACATATAATAAAATCCTTAAAAGGAGACAGGGGGTATGTGGTGGTGCCCTGCCTCCATCTAAGAATTATATCATCGCTTAAACCACGAAGGAAGACCTAGATGAGGTCTTTTATCAAACATATTGTCCTTTGCA